TTTACTACCTCTACCATCTGCCGTTTGAGCAAAGAAGTAATCTTCTAACATACTCATTGGGTTATAGGCCGCATCTGCTACACCGTTGCCGTCTTTGTTTTTATTTGGTACACGTTTTTGTTGTACTTCATATTTAACTTGCTCTAAATACTGTCTTGCTTTGTGAGGTGGCATATTACCAACATCAATAAAGAACACACGTCTTTCAGGTGCTCTATGTACTCTGTATATAATAATAGAATCTTCTAATAGTTCTTTTTGCTTGAACACTTTAAATATAGGTTCAAGAATACTAACACCAAATGGCCATGCATGATCCATACCTTCTGTTAAACTAACATGTACAATGTGTTTAGCATCTACAGGTGATCCTTGGTCTACACCGTCCATAGCACCTGTCAAATAATTACCAGTTGATGTTCCTACATTACCGCCAGCCATCATGCCGCCACCTGCACCATATGGTCTCGAATGCAAAGGTGCAACATCAGTTGCTACTAACTGTTCAAAGTTTGCTTGTAAATTTTTTATAAAATAAGTTTCAATTTTCTTACCTTCACTTTCGTTTACAATGACTTTTTCTATGTTTGCTGGATCGACCCAGTAAAGTTTGTATGTTTCTGGATCTCTAATAAAGAATTGATCGCCATATTTTATTGTGCTACGAAATATTCTAAATGCTCTTTTATGCATTTCATTAAGTCTGCACCATTGTTCTAATGATTTTGTAAGGATTTTATTTTCAGTATCGCTTGGTTTTCCTTTGTAACTTAATTCAAATGGAAATTTTGAAGTTGCTTCTGCTTGTGAGCCGAATTCTGCAATAGTATCTAATGCGGCATTGACTTCTAGATCATTATCCATCTGATCATACTGCATATATCTCATGAGCCTATTAGGACTTCCAGCATAAACTTCAGGTAACCAACTAGCATACCTACTTGTTGCGGCTCCTGGGCCTGAAGTATCTTTACTACCAGTTACGTTTAACGGTAAACCGCTGTTATCGACTGATGTAAAATATTTTCTCCAACTCATATTAATCCTTTATGTATATAATACACTATTTATCGTATATTGTCAACTAGTTCAATGTGAATTGATATATTATGAATTTTGTTCTATTGCTTTTGTGGATTTTTTGGTTTGTTCATTAATCTTAATTAATCTATTTAAACTCATAAGTAACGACGACATGCTGTCGTCACTAAATGTTGCATCTGGTTGGATATAACCTTCTGAATTTGGGTTACGATTGTCCATTGCTACATGCCTACTCTTAATAGTGTCTTGATTTTCTAAGAATTGTATTAAGGCTTGTCTGTATTTTTCCTGTGTTTCTTTGTCTTTTTGGAATGCTGTCTTTACTGCTGACATCATTGTCTCTTCTGTAAAGTCAACTATTCCGCCAGTTTGGTTAGCCATTGCTAACGTTTCATTTCCAAATTTAAATGCTTCGTCTTTATATCTGTATTCATCTGAAGATTTGCCTATTACACCGAAAGACAAGTTATTTACAGCAGAACTAATTCCTCTGCCGGTTTTTTGCAATCCACCTTCTCCAGTTTGGGCACCTGCTACACCTTCAGAAACAGCCATATATGCACCTATAGGTGCAAGTATTTTGGTAAAAAGGCCTTTGCCTACTACTTTACCCAAGCCTGGTTTTTTAGGTGATTTGGGTTTATCTGGGCCATCTGAACTAATTGGATTACCATCTGCTCCTAGAATTGAACCTGCGGCAGTACTCACAGTGGCTCCGGTGGCTACTGTGGTGGCTACTTTTGTAGAAGTCGGCACCTTTCCTTTAGTAGGTACTAATGGTATTCCTCTGGTTAATGCTAATGCTGTAATTAAGGCTACCATGGCACCTATTACTTTTGGGTGGGTAAATAGCAGTTCCATTGCATATACTAAACCCTCTACGAGAGCCTCCATTGATTTTTCTAAAAGTGTCGATATACCTACCTTTACCATCTCACCAAGTTCTTTAAATGTCATACCTGACTCGGTTAACGCAGTCATTAATCCATCTAGATAGTCAATAAATTCAGCAGTTTTTTGTCCTACTCTTCTACCAAAATCCATTAAGCCGGTTTCAGCATCACCTAATGCTGTATTCACAAATCTAAAGAAAGAATGTGTAAGGTTTTCCATACTGGTAGTAACATCTAGTAACCCGTCTCCAAATCCAGACATAAATGTGTTAAGAACTTGATCAATTATAGTACTAAACCTTTTAACAATTACATTAAAAGCATTAAATCCTTTTTGTACAGGTATAGGATCTAACCCCATTTTTTCTAATCTTTTTGCAGACTGTTCAAATTGAACAACTGCTTTTGCTAATTCTTTAGCAGTCTCATCGCCTGCCCTTGCAAAAGCAAATATTCTATCACGTTCAACATTTGAAAGATTGCCTAATTGTTGAGCAAACTGTTCAGATACATCTGCACCATCTAATACACCGCTCTCAAAATCTCTGATTGCACCGTTCATTGTTGATGCTAACGATGGTAATACTGTGACAAAATTCATTGCCGCATCGGAGAATCCTAATGCGCCAAATGTTGCGGCTTCTAAAGTAGCCGCCCCAAGTTCGCCACCTACTTCGCCACCTAATGCTCTCATGGTACCTAAAAAGTCTGTTGCGCCTTTTAATAAATTTTCTCTTGCCATAGTAGGCACTCTTAACAATGCTGAAGAAAATGCACCGTTGTCGTCTAATACATTTCTTACAAAACTTTGTATTGCTTCAACACTAGTACCTAATGCTTGGGCATAAATTACTTGTTTTCTTGTGGTGTCTACAATGTTTGCAGTAAGTAGAGATCGCTGTTTTGCATCTACAGTTCCTAAATTAAGATATTCTGTTCTTGCAGTTAATTCTTTAGTATACATATTAACAGAATCATCTAATGTTAAACCTAAATTAACACCATAACTTGTTAATTTTAAAAATTCTGCTGTTGCATTAGCAATGCCTCCAGTCAACAATCTCGTAACTTGAGAATTGTCCATCATAATATCTGTTGCATCTTCTGTACTAATACCTAAGTTATTAAAATTAATCAGAGATTGCATTACTGCTCGGCCTTGACTTTCGTTAAATGCAATACCGGATTTTGTTAGATCGTTAAATACATTTCCTAAATTTATTGCCCTACCGGCTGTTACAGTTAAACCTGTTAAAAATATTCCACCTAATGTTAAACCAACTTTTCCAATAGTATCAAAAACACTACCAGTAAATTCACCAATTGCTACTTCATAACTTTTTCTTATTTTTTCATTTGACCGATCCATCTCTTTAGTGAAATCGTCCATTGACTTTTTAAATGTTTTAGAATTGCTGGATGTTTCGTTAGAAAGGTTATTGATTGATTTTTCCAGAGTTTTTGTATTAAAACTTCCATCTAATTTTTCCAAAGCCTTAAGCATTTCTTCTTGTGTGCTTTGTTTTGCATAGGCAGGCAATTCAACAGACTGCGGATTGCCGTCTATATCAATTGTTATTTTTGTCCAGTCTGCCATTCAAAATCCATTAACTATAGTTTTAACTGTGATAAATATAACGATAGTATCACATGTATATTTATCAAGTTTATTAACAGGAGTTTTAATACATGACAAATCAACCAAATCCATTAGTAAACCACTTTAGGTCTCCTAAATTATATGTTAAGTTACCTAGTGGTACAAGTCTATACTCAGAAGATGTTATAGAAATACCAGAGTCAGGAGAGATTCCTATTTTTCCTATGACTGCAAAAGATGAAATCATGATGAAAAATCCTGATGCATTATTAAACGGAGAAGCAACAACACAACTATTAATGAGTTGTTGTCCAAATATTAAAAAGCCTTTAGACATATATGCACCTGATGTTGATGCACTATTAGTAGCAATTACTGGTGCTTCGAACAATGACGATATTCCAATTAATGCACCTTGTCCAAAATGCGAAGAAGTTTGCGAAATTACTTTAAGTGCTGAAAATGTATTAGAATTAATGGGTACATTAGAAGAAAGTTATAAACTTAATGTTGGCGATGAATTAGTTATTGAACTTAGGCCTTACACTTACAGAAGTACAGTAAAAGCCGGCTTAGCAAATTTTCAAAGTACTAGAAGTCTACAATCACTCAGTGATATACCAGATGATTTAGATAGGTTAAAATTATTTAATGAAAACTTTGTACGTCTTGCTTCATCTAATTTTGAATTACTAGTTGATAGTGTACAAAGCATTACTATTCTAAACAAAGATAAAGATATTGTAGTAACTGATCGTATGCAAATATTAGAATTTTTAGAAAATTGCGATGGGCATATTGGAAAAACAATAAGCGAAGAAACTAATACTATTAATAATATAGGAATTGCGGATCAGGCTACTTTTGAATGTGAAAAATGTGAAGAAACATTTGAAAATACTATATCGTTTGACCCTGTAAATTTTTTCATGGCTTCCTAGGTTCGGCTGAGCCCGACGCTATTGTTGGGTACCTAAAGAGGCTTAAAGACGAGTCGACCCAACTACAAAAACAAATTATGGAACTGGTAGTATATTCTAGCGGTACTATATCCTATTTTGACTGTATGCTATTATCTAGATTAGAACGCGAATTATTTGCTAAAACTCTAACAGACTTCATTAACAAGAAAGCAGGTAAAGATACAGATGATTATCTATAATATTTTAGGGTTAAGCACTTTATAGACACTTCGTGTCTTATCAAACTACATTCAATCGTTTCGTTTCACTACACTCTTTCACTTGTTTGAAATTAACTCCGTTATCACGAAACAAGAGCCAAAATTCACCTGTTGCCAGATGAATTAAAAAATGGTCATCACGATGGACAATCGCCATCTCCAACTCGGGTGCTATTAGGAACCAGTAAGCCTTTTGTCCCCATACACTACCGTCACTGCTTTCGCACTTACGGAAACTAATATAAACTTGTGGAGTTCGTTTATATTAATTCTCAGGTTGCTTTTTCCCAGAGCCTGAATACTTTTAATACTGTTTATCGTGTGTTTGTATCTTTGCCGTCATACATCTCCAGAATCTCGCACCGGGTGTTTCCATTGCCGGATTGTCAAAGAGCCCGATTTAATATGCCTCGGTTGGGGCCGGTGTATGATCCTATGTGTGCCTGTATTAGTATGACTTGGTGTCTGAATGTGCCTTAAGTGTATATAGTTATTTCTTTGTCAGTGACTCTTTAAGAATTTCTGAGCCACCTACTCTCACATTGATAATACCATTGTAATATTCGTCTGTGAGTAGCACTTTTCTTTCAAATTGTTCTTGTGCTTCTAAGTAACTTGCAACACCTCTACTAGGACAATAATGTAATATTTCTCTAGTAAAACTGCTTTCTCCAAGTTCTTCGACATCTGCATTTAAATGATCTGAACTCCCCCAATATGTACGCCAATCACTTTCCTTTGTACCACGACGTTTATTCTTTTTGCCTTTTAAGGGAGGTTTGGTTGTTTTGAACTTTGCTAACTTTTTACCTATGTACTTTTTATTGTTTGTAGTGTTAGTAATCAAATAAACAAATGCTTCGCAGTCTTCTGGTAATATATCTACAACACTACCATTATAAGTCCAGTTTGCCATTATCTAACTTCTATACGATCTATAAAAAGATTTTCAGCAATAATGTCTAAGTCTGCTTTGCCTACTAATTTTCCTAAGGGTATACGACCGTATGCCATTCTTTTATCGTCTACATCGTAAGGTAATTTTTTATACATTCTAGCCAAAAATCTTTTTGCTCTTATCAGCAAACTTTCTGGCGGCAAAAGGCTAGGCTTAGTAAAATAAACTAAAAAGTCCGGCTTTAAAACACTAGTAGGATGTATATGTTCTTTAGGAATAGTTACATCGTTATCAGTAAAAACAGCAAACGGATCTTTACCCACATGTGGGTAGTTCATATATAATATGTCTGGAGTCGATTCTAATGTAAACAAGTCATAGTCATCATCTTCTAATGGTTCGCCTGTATAATTTGTTGTTGTAATAAATCTTTTGGGTGGTGTTTCAAATGCAACTATTTGCTCATACTGGTGTATTTTATAATTTAAAATACTTAACCAATGACTTAGTTTTTTATCTAATTCCGAGTCAGTGAGGTTACTATGTAAATTTACAAAATTTTCATGCAAATAGTTAGCATCTATATTTTCTAAATTTAAATCAGGTCTAAGAGTTTTAATCTGTTCAACGCAGTTATGTAAAGATTTTTCTATATCTTCTAGACTATCATTAAATCCATAAAATCTATCTCGTGATACTGGCGGTAACGGATTCTTTAAACAAATTTCCCAAATCCTCCTTGCAACTCTATGATCGTATAATTTAAATGTAAGAGTATACGTAGGTGGCTTTTTTAAAAGAAATCTTGCTCGAGTATTTAAATGAAAATCAATCAACATATTCAGTATCAGTATTGTATGCAGTAAAGCCGCCTTCTTTTACTACTGTTAAAACATTATTTACACGACCCACAAGTTCTTCCTTGTGAGAAATGAGCATAATATTTTTGCCTTGTTCTCTATGCATTTTTTTAAGTATGCCTAACGCATTCTCTACACCCATACTGTCCATTCCGCTATCGATAAGTTCATCGATACACATTAAGTTCATTGGCCTATTAAGACTTTCGTACATGTCTCTAAATGCCCAACTTAGACCTAATATAAGTCTATTACGTTCTCCTCTACTTAGATTATCAAAGTCTAAGTCTCTGCCATATTCAGTAATTTCAACACCAAGATCACTTGCAAATTTTACATCATGAGGTAAACCTAGTTTTTCCAAATAATGTGCAAGTCTATGATTAAGGTACATTATATTTTGATCTATAATTTTCTTTCTAATAAAACTATCTTTGCTTGTTAATAATTTATATAAAAATTCTTGATGATCTTGTAAAAATGTTAGTTCATTCATTTTATCAAAACTTATATTTTGAATTCCTGTATTTCGTAAAGATTCTATTTGTTCAATATATGGATTTAATTCGTCTGCTTTTTCTTCTAATTGTGACTTTAATGTTTCTAAGTTATGTTTATGTGATAGTGCATCTTCTAATGATGTATAATTGATTACCGGTTCTTCAGGGATATCAAATGTTTCTAATTCTTTTTTAAGTGTTGATACTTTTTCAAAAATCTCATCATAATAAATTTGCTCTGCACCTATCTTTTCTTCTAATTCTTTTGTGTATTCTTCGTGTGTTTCTAAATGTGCTGTGTCTTGTCCACATGCAGGACAAGTGCCTGATTTTGCATCTTCGAAATTATTTTTTAATTCATTTAATTTATTTAAACTTCTATCAAGTGAACGCTCTGCCGTGCTAAGATCTTTTGTAGTAGTTTGTTCTTTTACTTTTTCTTCTTTGATAGCATGTGATAATTTATGATTTTCTAATTCTTTTTCTATATCAACTTGCTCTAGATTTATAATAGCATTACCCAGTTCGATAATTTTATCTTCTTTGTTTCTTTCCCATGCCTTACTACGACTTTCTATCTCTTTAACATTTAACTCTATACGTTTGTTACTTGCCTCTATAGTATTGATAGTTATTTCTTCTTCTTTGATACTATCTCTTGTATCTTTTTGGCGATCTTTTAGTACTTCTGCTTTACGAGATAAATCAGTAATTCCTAATAACTGTTCAATCATATCTCGTTGATCGTTGTTTTTCATTGATAAGAAAGGTTCGGTGTAAGTGTTTAGTGCAATTAAATGCTTAAACATGTTATGTGGAAAACCGATAATTTTTTCTATTTCTTTTTGTGTTTCTCTGCTGTCGCCCTGCTGTTCATTATCTAATGCATCCTCGCCATTTATAAACAATCTTAATACATTAGGTTTTCTTCCTCGCTCGATTCTATATTCACGACCTTCTATTTCGAATTCGACAGTGGTCATCATGCCCTTGCCGTTTGTCTTGTTTATAAGATTATCTTTTCGAATATTTGTTAATGCTTCGCCGTATAATGCATAACTGAGTGCATTTATTATAGTAGTTTTTCCAGTACCATTTCTGCTACCGTCACCACCCATGTCTAAGTTATGGCCTAAAACTAATGTAAGTTGACAACCATCAAAGTTTACTGCCTGTGTGTTGTTACCAACACTCATAAAATTCTTTGCTGATACGTTCTTAATTTTTAGCATTCTTTCGTTTTTGTCCTTTTAAAAATAATTTATTTGCTTGACGTTGCATACTTTGTTCTATCTGCCTGTCAAACCAATTCCTAAACCACTGTCTTAATTTGCCCATTACTCTATTTCAATACTATTATAAATGTCTATTAATTTCTGAGATTCTACTGTATTGCTTTCTATAGTTTCTAATTGTTGTATAACTATTTGATCAACACTTTCGAAAGTTATTTCGCCACCCTCATACTCCTCCTCTTCTTTTATAGGAATAAGTTGTAGTTCTCTTACTTTATATTGTTCAGCAAATTTTTCTCTTATAAAGTTTGCTTCTTCATAAGATATGCTGATATCTAGTTTTACTCTAGCATAAGTGTATTCGTCTAATAGATTTTGATGATTGTCTAATAATTCTTTAAGTGCAAACACTCTATACTTAGGACACTCAGTCCAATTTACATATTGCGGTTCTTCTCCCCATGTCAAAAACATTGCTCCTCTTTCCTCGTCGCCTACATCAGCATAATTATGAGGGAAAGCATTGCCTATATAATGTATATTATTGTTATATTGACGTTTGTGAAAATGTCCACTGAATACAAGTTCAGGACCTTTAAGCATGTCTGCTTTAATTCCACCGTGATCCGGCATTTCAACCATTGCGTTCATTTTAAAAAACGGCAATTCAAAATGACCAAACATATATTTACATTGCATCTTTGCAACTTTTTTGTGTTCATCACCTACTAGCCAAGGAATAATAGCAACATCATCTTGTAGGAAGTGTTCATCTACCATAACAAAGTTAGATAGGTCTCTTGCATATTCGATACTGTTAAGTTCACGTTTATCACGATAATATAAATCGTGATTACCTGTTATAAAATAAACAGTTTCAAATGCATTGTTAAGTTTCTTAAGATCTCTGATAGTAGCATTCATTGTTGCTACATTTACACTTGCTCTGTGGTGATGCCAGTCGCCTAAGAATATACATGTTTCTGCATTTCTGGCTTTTGCTTCTGCAATGAACCAATCTATGTACCTTTCACAGTCTTGTAAATGTAAACGGCTATTCTGCTTTAATCCGTAATGTATATCCGTAAAACAGGCCGCTGTCTTAAACAGTTGTGGCATATTAATTGTTGTTTATGTCTGTAGTTTCGTTTTCTATTGCCGACTCTCTCAAAGCCTTCATCTCATTTTCATGCTGAATCTGTCTACCATAACTTGGTAAGTGGCCTGAGTCGATTAAAATATCATCTCTGATAGTTTGATTTCTTTTTTCTAAATTTAATACTCTAGTAAAACTATTGTTTACAGCGGCAGTATAGTATGCAAATGGATTATCTGATTTTGCTTCGTTAAACTGCAATCCTATTTGAGATAACTGTACTAATGCTTGTCCACGCATTTCGTCTACATAAGTGTACCCTCTCCAGTTTGCTCTGTGACTGTACCTTTCAACTAGTTTTAAAAACATTGTGCCTAATTTGTTAGTAATACTACCAACAGTAGGATTAAACTGCCCGTTACTTAAACTGCCTTCCCAATGACTTCTAGCAACTTCTACTATTTCATCACCTTGATAAGCATAATGTTTAAATGCTGGAAAGTTTACTTTTGCTTTAGTTTCTGCTTCATTTTTAGGATTTTTCTTTCTACCTGGCTCATCTGGAATGTGTTCCATAGTCATTACTCTAAAAACAATTTTTTCTTTATCAATGCTCTTAGGATCTACAGCAAACTCTTTTTGTTTAGGTTTATTTTTATAATCCTTAGGATCATGTTTGGCCATTGCGGCCTGATATGCGTCATATTGTAGTCTAGCAACATGATTTTCTCTAGCAGTTTTAAGACTATTTCTATTGATCTTTTTAACGTCTTCTAGAATTATATCAAATATGCTGTATTTTTCATCTGCTAGATAGCAGTATGACATTTTGCTTTTGTGTATTTCTTTTAATATATCTCTGTTATTAAGATAATTAACTTTTTTAGGCTGTGCCATTAACTCTCCTCAAAATTATCGTTCATTTATATTGTTAGTATTATACACAGTCTTTTGTGTATGTCAAGTAGTATTTAGTTAAACTGGATAATAATAACATCTGTTAATGGATTAGATAAATAGTTGTATGGCATTTGGAAATTTAATATCAGGATATCTTGGAAACAAGGCTAAACAAAAACTTGGCTCAATAGATAATCCAGTAATAAGGCGAGCAGTAGGTGGCCTTTTAGGAAATCTAGGTGGCGATATCTTTGGAGGTTTAGCAAGTCCTCCTAGAAACGCAGATTCAAACCTGTTATTTGGTGCAAGAAATTTAAGCGAATTACAATTAAGAAATAGATTAGCACAACAAAGTAATCAAGCCGCGGCGTTAGATGTTTCAAATGAAGGCAGTTTAGCAGAAAATAAAGACTGGCGTGCTAGGTTGCGACCTAAATCTGCAGGAGAATTACTTACTTACAGAGCAACTGCCTCCAATGCTGAAGAATCAGCATTATTGGCGCCTATTATCGAATCAGGTGGCTTAGTTTTTCAATATACTCCTAGGTTTTTTATTAGTGGTACTGCAAACTATCATCAGCATGAAGGCCAAGGAATGAATTATCCTATCATGTCGTATATAAATTCGACACCGCCTAATTTTCCTGTATCATCAGATTTTACTGCAAACAATATAGATGAAGCAAGATATGTTTTAGCAGTATTAACATTTTTAAAAGTTATGACAAAATCTGAATACGGTGATACAGCAGTAGGTAGAGGTGTAGCAGGTACTCCGCCACCGGTTCTATTATTTGAATATCTTGGAGACCATGGTTTTAATAAAGTACCAGTTGTATTAAGAAGTTATACTGTTGAATATTCCGATACAGTAGACTATGTACCAGTAGTCACAAATATAAAGGGAAAACCTACAACCACATATGTGCCTACGTCAACATCAGTGATGATTGATTTACAGCCAACTTACACACCTCAAAAACAACGCAAAAGATTTGATCTCAAAGGTATTACTACTGGTGAAAGTTATAAGGATGGGTTTGTATAATGGCTAACTTTCATAGAAGAGATAGTTTTTTAAAAAATGCTGGCACATTCGAAAACTTTTTAGATTTAAATGCATTACCAAAAATGCCAAAATCTTTATATGACGAAGAGTACACATTAAGTAGTGCTGATCACAAAAGACCTGATCTTTTAGCATATAAAATTTACAATAATACAAGACTGTGGTGGGTGTTTGCACTAAGAAATCCAGATGTATTAGTAGACCCTATTAATGATTTTGTAGAAGGAACAGTTATACAATTACCGTCAGGCGATACTGTTAAAAGAATAGCAGGTTTATAAGATGGCAGATCCAGATGCAATAGGATTCAGAGATGTAAATGCAGGAGGTACGCCTTCTGAAAGTCCTCCTAGCACATCAACTACACCAGAAGCACCAAGTGAAGGAGAAACTGTACCTGGTCCAGATACAACAACAAATAATAAATACGTCGGAGCAGTTTTACCAAATGTATTAGACTTCTATGATTCGCCTACTTATGTTGCTACATTGTATATGATACCGCCCGTAGAAAGTTCCTCCTCATCACAAGAGCCTGATGAAGATCAAACTGCAACAGATGGAAAAGATAAACGAGGTAATAATGCAGATAACTCTAAAGGCAGTAAGACTAAAAAATTAGGAGGCGGTTTTTTAAATGGTGCTCTTAAGGCATCTCCAGAGAATACAGTAATTCTTGCTAGTACAGGAGCAACTGCTGGCATTACAATAGACAATATAGATTTAGTCACAGTTTCAGGCGGTCCTAATAGTGTTATTAATAAAACATGCGAGTTTGAAATAATACAGCCTGGTGCGGCATCGTTTCCAGACATGATTACAAGGGCACAAACATATCTAGGTATTCCTACTGAAACAAAAGATTTTCCTCTGTTTTTAGAGATCTCATTCAAAGGTAGAACAGAGACGGGAGGTGACCCTCAGAAGCCTGATTATGATGACATAGAGGGAGGCGGAAACATAGTAGCAGACATAGTAGGTCCATTTATCTATAAACTTGCACTAAAACAATTTAGCATTAACATAGATCAAACAGGTAGTAGATATCAATTCGATACAGTTGTAACAGACGAATATGCATACAACCCGCAATTAAAAGCATTACCGATACTAACAACAACTGTAGGTAGTACTATAACAGAACACGTTAAAGGCCCTACAGGATTAGAAGTACTATTGAACGACCAATTACAATCATCTGCAAATGAGAATGCAACACCAGACATAATAGAATTTGATTTGAGTGGATTAGTGGCCGCACAACAAATAGACCCTAAAGAAAAACAAGGAATAGATGATTTTTCTAAAGGCATAAACTTAAATGCATTTAATAAAGCAAAAGATACAGTTAATGATATACTAAACACACCTAATCCAATTGATAGAATTCCTAAACAAGTACGAGGTACAGCAGGAGACCTTAAAAACGAATCTAAAAAACAATCAGGAATAGCAGAAAATTTAATTATAGATGAAACATTAAGTACAACAGAAACAACTAGTATTCAAAGTGTTCCTGGATTAGACGAAATAGACAAACCAAATGCTGAAGAATTAGAACAAATTATCGAAGAAAATAAATCTAGCGGGTTTGTTAAGAAAGTTGATACAGGAAAAATAGAATTAGTTGCAAAACGAGGCTTAGGCATAAACGAATATTTTGAAATGTTATTATCTATGAACGATGAGTTCTTTACTAAGATTAGCAAGGTAATTAATCCAGGTGAACCATTTATAAAAGAAGATCAATCTAAAACATCAACATATAAATTATCGATGAATTACGAAGTAGTTGAATTAGAGTATAATCCAACAAGAAGAAAATATGTTAAAAAAATAATCTATAAGCCTGTACTAGTAAAAACACAACAGGTTACTGCATTGACATCTGAAGGATTAATTTATAACCCAGAGCAAATGGCTAAAGCAGTAAAAGAAATGCAAATAAAGAAAGCATATCATTATTTGTTTACTGGAAGAAACGACCAAATAGTAAGTTTAGATATTAACTATAATAAAGGACTAGATTTTTTATTACCAGTTGCAGGAGGCATGGTCGGAGATCCTGTGCTTAACACACGTCACTCATCTGCAACTCCTGTACCAGCAAGTGAAGACAGTAATGCTATTAATGAGTTATTTGATAAAGTAGAAAAAGTTAAAGATGCAAAAAAATTATTTGATCTATTTAAAGGCAAAGATGATATCCTAGGTGGAATAGCAGGGATATTAGGTTTTGATTCTAACACAGCAAAAAATCTTTTAAATGACATAAATTCTTCTAGTGCAAAAGCATTTGCAGGTATGCTACAAGATAAGGTCACTAGAGAAAGTATATCTAATTTATTACTTAATAAAAAAGGCCCATCAAATCAATCTGGTACTAACACAGAAAGTGACAATCAAAGAATTATAGACGGAAGTGAAGATTATACTCCTACTCCTAGTGGGTATGTGTACGGTGTTGACCTTTTAGGAGGCTCAAAACATGCTGAAGAATTGTTACAAAAAGAGTTAGCAAAACGTACTAGTGAAAATGTCAAAGAAAGCGATGCTGAAAAAGTAAATTCTGGTCCAGTAGCGGCTGGACAAGAAGGCCATACAAATTCACATGTAATGGGAGCCCCACAAAAAAGTAATAGAAACTCTTTGATGGCATATTTGTTTCAACAACAGAATTCGGGTAGATTTTTAGTAGACCTTAACATGGTAGTCAGAGGAGATCCATGGTACTTAGGACAGCCAAATGATAAACTATTTCATACACAAGAATTATCTTTTGGTAATGATGCTAATTCTAAAAGTAATGATGCTGACGGTATTACTACATCAAGAAAAGATAATTTTTTATTATTAGAAATTAATACTCCTAGATATTTTGATTTGAATGTAAAAGATGAAGACAGCAATACTGGAAAATGGTATAGTGACGGAGAAGAAGGAACAGCATATTTCTTCTCAGGTGTTTATAGAATATTTACTGCAACATGTAGATTTCAAAATGGTTTGTTTACTGTTGATGTTGCAGGAGCAAAAGAAACAGCAATCGATATTAGTCAATTAAAACCTATGGTAGAGTATGATATGACTCTAGAAGAAAAAGACTTCCTAAGAGATAGACAATCTGCCTTCCAGTCTGAAACAGACTCTGATAAAAATAAATCACCTGCATGGATAAATGGTTACTTTACAGGAGATAGAATCGTAGCAGGTATACGAGAAGGAGATCCAGTAACACTACAAGATTTACTTGAGAGAGGGATAATTAATAGTGATGAAGCCGCGGCATACGAGTCATGGCAAAGGGATAAAGGCGGTAATTAAAATTGAGTATGGATGGTAAAAATGACGGAATGGTTAATGCCAGTATCCGATCAAGCAAAAACTTAACAGAAAAAGCAGAAAATCTTTCTAAGATACCACCTGGCGTTTATTCTGGTGTTGTTAATGGAAATTCATCTAATAGAAGAGACGGCACAATTAATGTGTTTCTCGATAACTTTCATAAGAGCCCTACAAACAAAGCAAGTATAGGCGGCATTATGGCCAGATATGCTGGACCATTTTACGGCAACATGAACGTAAATAAAAATATAGACGACCCTACCGAATCTGAAAAACCTATAACTAGTTACGGTATGTGGACTCAGGCGCCTGAACCAGGTAACCGAGTACTAGTTGCTATAGTAGACGGTAGTGTAAAATCAGCATTTGTTGTAGGTTATTATAATTTAACAGAAAAAAATAAAATGATACCAGGTAATGCTGGAGACCTTACGTATCAGAGCGGTGATTACCTACTACCAACTGTAGAAAAACAACCAAAAGATCAAGGCGAAACAAATAATAAAGAATTATACCCTGTAAATAATCCTCTATCAAAGAGCATAGTAAATCAAGGCTTAGCATTAGATCCATTACGAGGCGTAAGTTCATCTAGTGCTAGACGAGAGGATGCTAGTAATATTTGGGGAGTTTTAACTAAAGGTAGAAAAAATCCAGATGGAAAATTTACACATGCTGGCCATAGTATTGTAATGGATGATGGCGATGGCGATGCAAATAGTAAAAACATAAGAATTAGAACAGGCGGCGGAAATCAGATCTTATTAGATGATGATACAGGTGTAATATATCTCATAAACAAATCAGGTAAAGCATGGGTCGAATTAGGAAACGACGGTTCTATTCATTTCTTTGCTGATAAAGATATTAATTTTAGAGCAAAAAATAATTTTAATCTAAGAGCAGATAAAAATATCAATATTGAATCCGGACAAGACATTAATCTAATGGCGGCTGGTGATAACGATGCTGACGGTTATAGGGGAAGAGGCGGAATAGCAGGTGTACTAGGACTAGACAGCACTGGCTTTGGCCATATTAAGTTACATTCAAAAGGTTCAACAAGTTTACTATCAGAAAAGAGTGCTCAATTTACTGCACAGGCAGGTGATATAGAATTAAGTGCTAGTGGTAGAATAATGAATGATACAGGAAAATTTGATGTTGTTGCAAATAATATATTTAATCCTGCATTAGGAGGAATAAGTTTATCAACAACAGGTGCGGCTTCTATTGATAGTGTACTTGGTTCAAGTATGAAAAGTGTTGCTATCACAGAGGTCAGAGGTGCCACAGTACAGTTAAATAGTTTACCAGCAGTTCCGCCACCGCCACCTTTACCACCAAAGGCACAAGCGGCTACACCACTACAATTTTCTAAGAAACAAGATCAAAGCAGGAAGGCTCCTGAGTATAACGATTCAGGTGAAGGGCCAATTTTACCTACAGGAGGTAAACGTCCTGAGAAAGGTGATAAAATAGAAACTATAGTTAGTCAACTTATAACAGCAGAGCCATGGAGCGGTCATGTAAATTATGATCCTGCAGGTGATAAAGATGATAAAAACAAAAAAGAAGATGTATCAGTTGATAAAGAATTACGACCCGGACAAATAGACCCTACTGATAGTGTACCTGCAGATGTAGACACTCCAGAAGGAACAAAATTAGGTACAAAATTTTCAGATACAGTAGGTGATATTAATAATAAAGCCTCAGGCGTAACTGATGCTTTATCAGATGCTAGAGGCGTATATGAAGATGTAATAGGAAATCCAATTTCAGCATTTTTATTATCCGGTGAGTTAAACCTTAATGGTCTAGAAGCAGGTAAAAAACTTGCATCGTTAATGGGTATTACATTGCCTAAACTTCCTTCATTACCATTCCAAGCACAAATTGACCAACTACAAGATAAAGTTAAACAATTAGTAAACTTTGATAAACTTAAAGGTATGTTTAGTTTAGACTTTTTAAATAATTTGCCGCTGGATATTAAAGATAAAATGGCACAATTAGATCTTGGTAATATAGAAAATGCCATTTCAGGCAGTTTAGAAAAGCAGTTTGGAGTTGGTGGCGATGCAGTAGATAACTTTAAAAAATCTGTAGGTGCTAACACAGGAGCATTTAACGATGCAAAAGCAAAATTTAATCAGATAACAGGAAAAGGATAATGGCAGACGTTACAGATACATATTTACAAGTATTGATGGATCTAGATAAAGCAGGGTATACCATGGACGTTGATGGTGGAAGTATTATTTTCAGAAACAAGAAAACAGGAATGACGTATGTCGATGTAAATAACGGAGTAGGACCTAAAGCAGAAGAACTAATTTTTAATGCAGATTTAACATTCATAAGTGAGCAAGTAAAGAATCTTGTAAAAGTACCATTAAACGAATATCAATTTACTGCACTTACAAGTTTTGCACATCACATAGGAATAGAGAATTTTTCAAATAGCGGTGTTCTAGAATCTCTTAATAACGGCAGGTACGAAGATGTTGTTAGCAAAATGCAAAGATGGAGAACTGGTACTAAAGGACCAAACACTAGACCTACAGTCAGAGAGGATTATGTACAAAGACGTCAGTTTGAAGCAGAGTTATTTTCTACACCTGGTTGGTTAGACATACAAGCAGAGTTGAACCAATATATAAACATGCATCAAGGAACGACGTTGTCATTCAAACAACAACGTGAAATTCTAATAGGAATTAAAGATAGAGCATATAGAAAAGCAGGTATATTTAGAACTGGAACTCCACCAGTGCTACCAGATCAAAAAGATTCTATTAACTAAGACTCTTAATTTCTTTTTTTAAATCAGCATTCTCAACAAGTAATCTGTATTTTTGTTCTTGTTCTTCTGCAACGGCTTGTTCTAGTAATTCAATTGTACCTCTAAGACTATTATTCTCATTGTTTTTCTCAACGAGCATAATTCTTAGTTCTTCTTCTAGTGTGTTATTAAGGTCTTTTGTAGTTAAATTTTGCATATTTCCCCAATTTGAGTGTAGTACTATTTAAACAATTTTTGTGTATTCTACATTATACAGCACATTTTTGATTAAGTCAAGTCTTATTAAAACATCTTTTAATACTTTTGATAAATACAAGTATGGCAATTTTGTTTAAAGGATTCAGTACAGCAGATAAAATTAGAGCACCTTATACTCTAGTAGATTCTGAATTAATAAAGAGAGATATCTTAAATCAATTGTATACAAAAAAAGGCGAAAGAGTTATGCGTCCTGAGTATGGTACAATAATTTATGATTTATTAATGGATCCCAATATTCCAGAATTAGAAGAAATAGTAAAAGAAGATATTGAAAGAATAATAGATGGTGAACCTAGAGCAACACTTGATAATATTGATATATTAATAGGTGACCATTCAATAAGAGCAGAAGTTACAATTAGTTATGTTATGTTAAGTAGCAGTGAAACACTTTTTGTAGAGTACATATCTCAGAGTGGAGTTTAGTAAATGGCTATTGTAAATAGACAAAATAATTTATTTGCGGCAGAAGACTGGAAAGTTGCCTATAAGGCTTACAGTCAAGTAGATTTCCAAGCATATGATTTCGACTCTATTAAGACATCTCTTGTAAATTATATAAAAACAAACTTTCCTGAAAATTTCAATGACTTTATTGAAAGTTCTGAATTTATTGCAATTATAGAATTACTTTCGTTTTTATCACAAAGTATTGCATTCAGAATGGATATCAATACTAGAGAAAACTTTTTAGAAACAGCAGAAAGAAGAGACTCAGTATTTAAACTTGCAAGGATGTTAGGTTACAATCCTAAGAGAAATGTTGCGGCTAGTGGACTTATGAAACTAGTATCAGTTAAAACTTCCGAACCATTAACAGATAGCCAAAATAATAGTTTAAACAATTCGACAGTATTTTGGGATGATGCAAACAACCCAGACAGTTATGAACAATTTATAACAATTCTAAATGCTGGTATGAGTTCTACTAATAGATTTACTGCACCTATCAAAACAGGTTCAGTAAGCGGTGTGCCAACAGAGATGTATCAGATTAATACAACTATAGGTTCACCTATTGCATACAGTTTTACAATTAACGCCAATGGTACTAGTAGACCATTTGAAATAGTAAACGGCAATTTTAATGACAACGGATATTTTTATGAAGTATCACCTGATCCTCTAGCACCGTTTAATTTCTTTTATAGAAACGATGGCTTAGGTTTAGCAAGTGACAATACTGGATTTTTCTTAATGTTCAAGCAAGGAACATTACAATTTCAAGATTTTAATTTTACATCGCCAACAGAAAATAGAATACAAGATATAGCAGTAAACGGCATCAACGAAACTGATGTATTTGTTCAAGAAGTATCTACAGGCGGTACAGTTTTAAATCAATGGGCAAAAATACCTAACACAGTAGGACAAACACTAAATTACAATAGTAAAAGTTTAAACACAAGAAATTTATATGCTATTGAAAATTTAAATAACGATGGCATACGATTAAAGTTCCCTGATGGCAACTTTGGTAATATTCCTACTGGTATTTACAGAACTTGGTATAGAACAAGTGCAGGAGATAGATATAGTATACAACCTGATGATGCAAGAAATCTTTCTATATCAGTTCCATATACAAACGGTGCAGGAGACGATTATTTATTAACACTTGGCTTTGAATTAAAATCTAGTGTAAACAATAGTTTACCTGCAGAATCAATAGAAAATATTAAAGCAAGAGCACCCCAAACATTCTATACTCAAAATAGAATGGTATCAGCACAGGATTATAACGTATTTCCTTTAAGTCAAAGTTCTAATATTTTAAAGTTAAGAGCAACAAATAAAACACATGCAGGGCATAGCAGATATATAGATATTAATGATCCTACCGGGACTTTCCAAAGTGTAAAGACTTATACGGAAGATGGTGTTATTGCACAAAAAGATGCATTTTTAAATAAATCATTAATTGTCAATGAGAACAATTCTGCATCTACAGTGGTAAGAAATATTTTACCAACATATTTTAAAGAACAAAATTTAAACAACTTTATGTATAATAAAGTTAGACAAACTTATCAAGCAATTAGACCTGCTGTTTTAAACACAACAGGACTAGTTATAAGTTGGAAACCTCTGCCTGTAAAAGCAAAAAATAAAACAGGTTACATGCTACAAACAGTTTACGATACTGATGGCAGTGGCGCAATAGATAGATCAGATGTTGTAGTAAATAACAATCCAAGTTTTTCAGGTCTACAAGTTTTTCAAGAAAATAACTTTGTAAAATTTGTAAATCCAGATATACCTTCCGAATATAAATGGGTAAGAATAATTGACGTACAAAATAATGGTGCATTAGCAAGTGGTCTTAGTACTAGTGTAGGACCGTGGTCATTGAGTGCTGACGTGAACGAAGATTGGCGAGCATACGAAGTTATTACAACACTAAGAAAAACATTTACACCAAGTGAAGAACAAGCACTAGTTTCTCAGATAAATGATAAGAAAAGTTTTGGATTAGGATTTAATATAGAAACAAACGAATTTTATATAATCACAAATTCAAACTTACCTGCATTAGATAGAGATACTGATAACACTACAACTAGTACATATGGTATACAAAATATAGGTAACACAGAAGATAATAGTTGGTTACTCAAATTTGATTACACTCCAATTGATAACACTAGTTGGAGATATAATATTACAATCAGAGGTATAGAATATATTGCTGAAAGTAAAAATAATTTAAGATTTTATAATGTAAATAGTGTAAAAGTTACAGACAGTACAACAAAAGCAACAAGAGATAAAATTGTATTAAACACATTAAATTACAAGCCATCTAATGATGAAGAGTTTTGGTGGAGTGATAAACCTAATGTTGTAACTAAAGTTGCTGACGGTATAGGCGATTCATGGCAGAGCCAAGAAAATAATGCATTTTACGAGCCTAATGGTGTTAACCCAATGATTCCAATAAAATCTAGAGATGCTAGATGGAGTGATATTAGAATTAAATGGCAAAGTAACTTTGGAATACTTTCAGACGATATTTCGAATCCAGGCGATTTAGCATCAATTATTTCCAAAGACAGATTTGTTGATGAAGCAATAGTAGAACTTAATACATTTTTTGATGACCCGCAAGGAAATGCATTAACACCTAATGTTACAATTTCAAACTTTAGTGGTGCAGTATCTAAGTTACCAATAAATTTCCAAATAGAATTTTCAAATACAACATTTGGAACAAACATTTTAACTGGTAGCGAAGGCAATATCACATATAAGCAATTAAATCCAGATACAAATATTATAGAAATATATCATGGTAACAACTTACAAGTTGGAGGAAATGTTTATTCATATGGTGCCACTGGTGCTGTATACAATGCATCAGCAATTGGTAGTGTACTATTAGTAGATGCAAATGCTACTGCTGGAACAGGAACAATACAATACAACGATTTAGATGACAACAATCATCTATATGCTTCAGATTCTGTAGGTGTTAGTAGAGATAAAATTACTGTAAGTTATCTAAACAGTAGAGAAAAATTAGAAAACAATATCGAATGGGATATTATAGGCCCATATCAATATGAAGATGGATATACTGATCCAAGTAAAGTAAAAATTGCGCCTGTAGATACAGACGGTGATTTAGTACCAGATAGACCGCAACAATACGATGAGTTTGTAGGACAAAATGATTTAGTTATATACGAAAAAGTTACAGACTTTGATGGATACGAATACGATAGACCAGTATCAGGCGGCATAGTTGATTATAGATCTGAAACAACGTTAGACACAACTCAATCAGAAACATTGTCAGCAGGCAGTTTTGCAAACCCAATAGATATTGCTAGTATTAATTGGCTTATTGTAGACACACTTTCAGTTGCAGAACTATTAGAAAATGTAATAGGAAAATACAAAGACATATTAGTATATGTTGTAGACGAAAACAATGTTTATAAATGTGCAGAAAGTACCACAACACCCGGTACAATAAGTCTGCTTTTATCAAACAAAGATTACTTTGTAAGAAACGGTAGAGCAGAAACACAAAATACTCTAGAAACAAATCCAGTACCAGTTGTTATGAAATGGGATCACAGAGCACCAAACGATGTTAGAATAGATCCTAGTATTAGCAATGTAGTAGAAATGCTTGTATTAACAAATAACTACTACTCACAGATTTTAAAATATATTAATGTAACAGGAACAGAGTTTCCACTAGCACCAACAAATGAAGAATTATCAAACGAGTTCTTATCGTTAGATCAATTTAAGAGTGCAAGTGATGTAATTGTTTATAAAAGTGCAGAATTTAAAAGATTGTTTGGAACCGATGCTGATACAAGTTTACAAGCAAAATTTAGAATTGTAAAAATACCAGGTTCAAGTTTAAGTGATAATGAAATAAAGTCTAGAGTCATTCAAACATTTAATCAGTATTTTAACATTAATAATTGGGAATTTGGTGAAACTTTTTACTTTACAGAACTAGCAAGTTATGTTCATCAGCAACTAGGCAATACTATAGGAAGTATAGTAATTTTACCTAAAAACACAGCAGGTAGTTTTGGTGATTTATTCCAAGTAAAATCTGAACCTTACGAGTTGTTTTTAAGTACAGCAACAGTTAATGATATAGAAATAGTAGAAAAAATTAGTTCACAAACATTAAGGGCTGACAAATAGTGGCAGATAAGATTTATACACAATTACCTAATGTACATCAAACAAGTGCAATAAAAAACTTCTTTGAAAGTACAGTAGAGCAATTATATTCAAAAGCAAACGTTGTAAATATATCAGGCTTTGTGGGTTCTAAATCTTCTGAAGATCATAATGTAAATGGTGCATTTATATCTGAACCAACAATAGAAAGATCCTACTACAGTTTAGCACCTACAGTTAATACTGTAAACTTAACAACAGGTGAAAGCGAAAACTTCTTGTTCTACGATGAACTAATTAGTATTTTTAATACATTTGGCATTGATACTAAAAATCATAATAAATTTTTTAATAGCAATTTCCAAACATTTTTACCACCTATCGATATAGACAAATTTGTAAACTATCAAGAATATTTTTGGGACCCTACTGTACAAGCAAATATTAGTAGCATATCACAGGCAAATCCTTGTATAGTTACAACTAGCACTAGTCACGGTTTTGTAACAGGAACTAAAGTAAGCATATCCGATGTAAGTGGAATGACTGAAATAAATAACAGTTCATTTTTTGTTAGAGTACTTACAGATACCTCAATTGAATTATATACTGATAATGATTTAAGACTTACTGCAAATTCACAAGGATATAGTGCATTTACAAGTGGCGGTAGTATAGAACATAAAGGTGGGCCAGATATTATTACCATTACTGGCTCGGCTAGTAATCCAATAGATATTGATAATGATATCTTAGGTAAAGCATCTTATACTGAGCCTAATAGTAGCACAAAATTTGTAAATGGTCAAGTAATTAAATTTAGCGGCGACTATGTTATACCTCAAAATAAAGCAGATATAGAATATATAGTTGAAGGCGTAGGCGACAGTATTCAATTAGTAAAGAAAAACTTAAACTTTGGTAATTTATTTAACCCCAATCTTACTACAAAAAATTATTATACAATTGGTAGAGGTGCAGGAAACGAGAACATTTGGAGTAGAGTAAACTTTTGGTATCATGAAAGTTTGTATATAACTAATACACCTGTAAGTTCTGCTAGAGCAGTAAGGCCTATTTTAGAATATGATAAGAATCTAGAGATGTTTAATCACGGTACAACATCTAGAGGCAATGTAGATATTAATGCAGGTAACTTAAAATTTGAAAATGTAAACGGCTCACCAGAAGAACAATCTATAGATGGTGTAAATCTTACTAACGGCACAACAATTATTTTTCCAAAAGATAATGTAGATATTGCAAAACATGTTTATAATGTAAGCATTTCAGCAAATGTAATAAATTTAAGTGTAGCAACAGATCCTGTTACATCTGCAAACTTTACACTAGCCAGCAATGAAACAGTAACGGTTATTTCAGGGACAGCACATAAAGGTAAAGATTTTTATCTTACATCCACTGGGCTTATAGAAGCACAGAATAAATCTACTGCAAATCAGGCTCCGCTATTTAACCTGTATAACGATGATCTTAAATATTTAGGTAATGAATCACTTTATCCTTTAAACAATTTTACTGGTAGCAAAATTTTTGCACACAAATTAGGCACAGGTACTAATGATGCAGAGTATGGATTTCCTATAAGTTTTAAACCTTTTAAAAGTTCTAGTGAAGTAGAATACGAAAACTTTATAGATACTGTAAGATATAGTTATACAGCAATTGGTTCTACAACAGAAACAAGCCAAAATGGTTATTACTATTACAAACTTTTAAAATCTACACCAGAGTACCATACTTATTTAAAAAATGCTTCTAATAAAAACAAGCAAAGAATTATTACAAAATTTGAATTATCAATTTTTGATATAGATGAAAGCAAAACTAAATTTTACATAGGATGTATTCCAAACGTAGATACAGACAATTCTTCGGGATACGATATTGAAGTATTAGTTAACGGCAAAAAACGAGAAGATTTTACTTACAGTGATACAGGTTACATAACATTTACATCGTTTAATTTTGCAGTTAACGACTTGATTGATATAAGTGTCTTAAGTGATAGTGGATTATTATCAAATGACTCTATTTCTAAATACGAACTACCATTAAGTTGGAGAGGTAATCCTTTCAACAATGATGTAACTACAATAGCAGAACCTGAATATTTGCCACATTTTAAATCATATATTCAAGATCAAAAAAACTTTACAGGCAATGTACTAAGTTCAAATAACTTTGCAAATTTAGAAAAAGAACCTTCTAAAGCAGATCAGATTATACAGGCAACACAAGACACTATACTAGGTGCATTTTTATTAGACGATCAAGAACATAATCTTGTAGATGCATTAAGATTTAATAATAGAGAATATACAAGATACAAACGTAGGTTTAAAAAAGAACTTACTAACTATTTTAATGTAACTGATGTAACAGATTTATCGAACGAATTTATACTAGAAAAGGTATTAAGAAGTTTAATCAGTTATAGTGTAGGCAAAAAAGTATTTAACCAGACATATATTTTACCGTTTGGAGATAATTACACAGAAGAAAAATTTAGTATTTCATCGCTAGATCAAGTTTCTTATACTCTAACCAACTATGCAGATCTAGATAAAATTGAAAACAGTTTATTAGTTTACTTAGTTGACAGTAACAATAACAGAACATTGCTTGAAGTAGATACAGATTATACAATTACATCTTTTAATCCAATTACTGTAACATTGTCTGCAACGTCTGGTTATGCCATAGGCAACACAATTATATCTAAATTATATAATCAAGACAGAGATAGTGCTCAATGTCCACCTACACCAAGCACAATGGGATTATATCCATTATATACTCCTACCATAGAAGTAGATAGCAGTTTTCAAACTGAACAAAGTTTACTAGTCGGACATGACGGAAGTAAAACATCTTTATATAATGATAGACGAGATGACATTTTACTTGAATTTGAAAAAAGAATTTATAACTCTGCAAAAGCAGAATTTAGAGAAAATAATAGTTTAGCAGATCTAAATGTTGCAGTAGTAAAACCAGGAGCATTTAGAAATACATTCTATAGTCAAAACGACTGGAATGATTTATTAAATTTAAATTATGCAAATTGGGTGTCATCTAATAATCTTGATGCAGTAACTAACGAATTTTATGATGCTGATGACTCTTGGACATGGAATTACAGAGGCGACTCAGACTTACCAGGACACTGGAGAGGCTGGTATGAATATTATTACGATACAGTAAGGCCTCATACACACCCTTGGGAAATGTTAGGTTTTACAGAAATACCAAGTTGGTGGATAAATCAGTATGGTGCTGATTATAGCCTATCAAATACATCTCTATGGCACGACTTAGAACATGGCATTATTAGACGTGGCACTAGAGAAAACTTTACTAATTCGTTATATTTAGAAAGTAACTTTAACCCTTTCATAAGAAAAGGATTAAAAAATTATTATCCAATAGATGATAACGGAGCATTAAGATCTCCGTATGATATAACGTCGACACAAACTACAACAAGAACAGTATCGTACACCAATGCTAGTGCAAATACATCAACAGATCCAGAATATAACAATGGCGCAATTATCGATGTTACTGGCGATGGTAGCAATTTCTTTAAACGTGAAGTTACTGTTAACGGTGTACGAGTTATGGCGGCAGGCAGTGTCGGCGGCCAAACAGCAGTACCGGATGCGTGGGTAGAAAAAGTAGCACGTATGTTTGAATTGTTTACAGATCCAGATGGCGCAGGTATTAATTCAACATTACAAAGAAATTTAATTAAAACACTTAGTGGTGACACAGGAACTTATCACGCAGGAGTGCCAACTATACAACGAGTAGCCAGAGGTGCCGGCTCAGACTACAGCACAAATTTCTTAACTGACTCGGGCATTACGTTTTGGAATCTGACAAACTTGTTTGATAATACCGTTCAAAACGATATGGTTTGGTATTTGAACTCAACTGGTGATGGATATGGCGATGGCGATGCAGATGCACAAGAAGTCATTGAACACGTCTTCCACACAATTCATATGCACGGTTTACCTGCAGACGATATTAAATTATACAATTACTTGGCCGCTGACTGGCAGTCAGGCGATTTGTATGCCGCAATGGAAGAAGCATACGATGCCGGCAAGTGGGATCCATCAGGTTATCAAAGTCCATCAAATGCTTGGAAAACAGATGCAGATGCATTTGAAGTAGCCGCAAAAGAATACTTGTTCCTACTAAACTTTGCTATGTTTGAATACACACAATTATGGGACGGTGGAAGTCTTGCTCCGGAGTGGTCAGATGATATGCGTACCCAAGCAGGCATTCAAGCAAATAACCCATTAGGTTATGCTTTCCACAACACGTACATTGCTCCGGTTATTAGTAAACCATCACTTGCAACAATTAGAAGCATATTCCAAGATGGTAACACACCAGCACAAGACAATCCGGCACTAGCAGGTTTGTCAGGATATGTTGTGGACGTATCATCAGCAGGTTATGTAACAACTAGTTTCTTAGAAACAGATGGTAGCAATGTAAACTTTGATGCGTATAATGTATATATTACTAGTAATAATATCTCAAATTATGCTACAAATAAAATTGATACATCATCAGATTTATATCCAATAGCAGAAAAAGAACTAACATATAACGTAGTAAGAGCAGATTTAACAACAGGTATAGCGGCTAATAGTACCGTACTGCCAAGTAATGCAATAGGTGTGCTTACAAACGGTCTACCGTTATACAACCCAAAAAGTAGTACGTCATACAATAACGAAAATGTATGGCATTATGATATAGGATATCAAAATAAATCAAACAGAGCGGCAGGCATTATATCAAGTACAAATGCAGACGGTATTATAGTATCGCATGTTATCACAGAAGACATGTCTAATGCAACTGCTTGGGGTAATAGTACAACACACTCTGGTATTGTTGGCTGGGCATTTGACGGTTTGCCAATTTATGGCCCATATGGATACACTGATCCTTCAAATACATCAAGTGAAATTACAAATATAAAAAGTGCATTTGTATTGAAATCTACAAATAGAGCAAGTGGCCCTGGTGGAAAACATACTGGAGTATTTGTAGAAGACTATGAATTAGGTAGCGGAAATGTATCAAATGGTTATGCTGATAAGTGGAATCATAGAACAGGTTTAACACCAGAATCACCGAATGTGCAAATTGATTATTATGTTGTGACAATAGACGATGACGGCGAACCTATGTTCCCATACGCAGTTGGAGGCGGCACAGAAGTTTTTGAATCATCGAATCTTTCATTTGCAAGTACATATTTTAAAATTGCATATGATGTAAGTAATAATTCAAATAACCAAGGATACACAGTTCCTACAAGTGAAGTTGCTATATCAAGTACAAAAGTAATTACAAAAACATTTACTCCTGCTAGGAACTATACATGGAGAATCGGTGACGGAGCATCAGTTGAAAATGCTTGGAAATATTCAGAAGAATATCCATTTGCAGTTACAGAAGGATTGTTATTAGCAAGACCTGGATTATTTGCTACATTGTTTAGTGATCCAATAAAACTTTATAATCCTACGGCAAACAAAAAACAATATTTAAGTACAGTAACACGAAGAAAATGGGATTTCAGAGATGCCAATGATTTTGCTATTCATGGTGATATAAATGCAAATGGAGAGATGATTACAAATATTGGGTACACTCAATTTATTAATAGTTGGCTTAAATTTCAAGGATTAGATGTAAACAATTTTGCAGATAAATTAAGAACAATAAATTTAAAATTAGGACATAGGCTTGCAGGGTATGTAGACAAGGATACGATGATCTTAAGTTTAGATCAATACAGTACAACTGGTAGCAGTACAAACTTAATTATACCAGAAGAAAATATTACTGTAAATGTTCATAAATCACCGTTTAAAACAAGAAATGCTTATAGTGGTGTAATAATAGAAAAATCTGCTAATGGATATAAAATTAGAGGGTACGATAAAACAACTGGGTATTTTGAATACTTGCCAGGCGACACTAGGTATGAAAAACAAAATGTATCAGCAGGTGGCACACCTGTTGATTATATCAGTTACACAGATAATACTTCGTATGAAGAACAAGTATATGTAGAATACAACGACACATATTATGTTTCTAAATCCTCAGTTCCAAGTTCAGAAAATTTCAATCCAATATATTGGACAAGTCTAAGTGCTTTACCTTTAGAAAATGCCGCTACAGGTGTTTACTATCAAAGAGATACAGGTGTTATTACTAGAGCATATTACGAAACAGAATATACAGATATCCAAGATATATTTGATATACTTGCTGGCATAGGTAGATACCAAACTAGTTTAGGTTTTGACTTCGGCCAATACGATGCCGATATAGGTGATGTAAGAAACTGGGTTTATTCAGCAAAACAATTTTTATTCTGGACTACAGGAAGTTGGCAGATAGGTAATACCATAGAATTATCACCATTAGCATCTAAAGTAATGTTTGAGGCACCATTAGGTTTTGTAGCACAAATAAACAAAATAGATCGAAATCAATTTAGTATTATGGATAGGCAAGGTGTTGCGATAGATCCAAAGGCATGCGATATAATTAGAGAAAACAATGTATTAACTGTTAGTCCACCGGACGATAATGAAATTTACAGCATTACATTATATACCGCAGAAATAGAACATGCTATGGTACTTGATAATACAACGGTGTTTGCTGATACAATTTATGATCCTTTTGTAAACCAAAAACAAAATAGAATAAAAATTAAGGCAACTAAAACTGCTAATTGGAACGGTAGATTCTTAAGTGAAGGTTTTATTATAGACGGTGACGAACTAAAACCTAATTTAGACAACCTAGCAGAAACAATGGGCAAATACCATGAAGTTGGTTTTGTTCCTGTTGAAAAACAAGTTTACGAAACAGCAAGAAGTTTATATGGATACAAAGAAAGAGATTTCTTAAATGAATTAGATATTACTGATGATCAACAATTTGAATTCTACAGAGGTATGATTCAAAACAAAGGTACAAATACAAGTCTTAGTAGAATAGGAAGAAGTAGTTCAATCGTTCAAGGTGAAATGCAAGTTTACGATGAGTGGGCAATTAAGGTAGGTGATTTTGGAGACTTAAACAACGATCAAACAGTAGAGTTAAAATTAGAGAAAAAAGACGTAGTACAAGATCCACAATTAATCACATTATCATTTCCAGAAGATACTACAGGAATTATAGATAGAATTGATGTACTATCAAACACTACCGTTTATTACGAAACACCAAATATTAATATAGGTGCTCCTAGCAGTGGAACTCAAGCATTAGGAACAGTAACATTAAATAGTGAAAATAAGTTAAGTTCTATAAGTTTAACAAACCAAGGCACAGGATATAGTACTGCACCTAGTGTAAAATTAGAGGCAAGTAATACATCTATAATACTTAAAGGTAATACGGCTACATCTTCGAGTGCAATAACTACTATAAATGAATATGGAATTGTAGACGGAAACATAACATATGATTACATATGGCCTGCAGGTGTATATGTTGATACAACAACGGCTACACCTAGCAATGCAAATAGTTCTGCCCAAGTAGTAAGTATATCAGCAAATAGCAGTTTACGATTAGCCAATGTACAATTTACATCAGACAATAGTGCAATAGATAGCATCTACTATAATGCTAATACTTCAGCAGTAAGTTTTACAGAAGGATTTTTTAATCAATATGGTAGTAGTGTAGGTGTTGCAGTTGTTCGTGTTGATCCTACAATAAGTGCTAATACAACTAATTTGTCAGGTTTAGGCAACTTAATAATTACAGATAATTTAAGTGGAGATGCCGCAACACTTAATCTAAATAGCATTTCATCAGTAAGTGATATAGTAACAGCAATTAATTCTAACGGCAATATAAATGCGTCTGTATCAGCCAACGAAATTACAAGTACAATAAACTTAAATCCATCAGCAAATGTTCAGTATAATGCTAACACTAAGGCGTATACAGGCGAACCGTCTAATGTATCAATAGTTTCAACATTGTCTATTTCGGGTAGCGACTTTACATTAGCAGATGATGATTCTAATACAACCTTAGGAAAATTATTACTATCAAATGGCAGGTACCAACCTAGAAGAAGATATGGTTTTATTGTTGCAAATAATATAAATGATACAACATTAAGTAATTTAGATTACGCAAATATAATGCAAGTGTCAATAGAAGGCACAGCAATAGATTCTACCAAGTATACACTAGACCCAGGTGATAGATGGTCTATTACTAATACTAGTGGTAAACTAACATCAGGCAGTATTGCATTTGATTTAGATACTGGAATTGTAAATAGTTCAAATACTTTTGTTTCAGAAAATATTGCAAATATAGAAGGCATATACGAGTTTATAGATGTTTATGTAGACAATGTTAAATTAGAAAACAATGTAGATGTTAGAGTGTTCGAAGTACCAAATGTCAGTGCAATATCATTTCCAGATGTATCTAAATTGCCAAACAATATATTAGATACAACATCTGAAATAACTATTGTAGAAAAAGCAACAATTGATTTAGACACTACAACTGTTACAAACGATATTCCAGGAAATACATTAAGAATTATTGCATACACAGAAGACGATTTAAGTTTAAAATTAGGCTTACAAAGAAGTTACGACATAACGCCTGATGCAAGTGACGATGAAGTTATATTAATAGATATAGATGACACAGATAGATTTCTTAAAAAACCTCTAGGAGTTAGAGATTACAAATTATGGGCAAATACATCTAATGTAACAAGTTACGGTATTACAGATAGCAAATTTAATCCACTTCCGAATAGTGGATATATAAATTCTAACAATGTAGATTTTCAAGCATTTGATGTTCCTAGTATTTCAAATTTATTTGATAGTGATGTAATTTATAAACCAGAAACAAACGATTTAATACATGTTGCTAAAAGTGAAAACGATGACTGGAATATTTATAAATTATCAAAAGCAAATGCTACATTATCTTTTATAGAACAAGCAGGCGGAGATGTAACAACATATCTATATTCAAAAGGTAAAAGTTTATTTGATTACTTAGATGCTAATTTAATCGGCGGAAATGATAATGGTCGATATCTAGATTACCACTTAGTACTTAAAGATACAGACTTAGTTGATCAATTTGTAATTTGGACAAACGAAGAAATAGTTGACAGAAAACATGTAAGCATATCAGACTTTGGTGGCATAAACATGTTGGAAGCAAACATTTCTAGTTTAGGTCCTATAACTAGTGCAAATGCAAATTCTAGTTATAATAATTCGATTTATGGTATAAGTTCGTTTACTCCAGCAAATAGTGGATTTACAAATGCAAGTGCTGTACTTATTGGTAATAATACTGTACAAATAAATTCACAAACTTTTAATTTAGAAAACGGTGATACTGTAGAATTTTATGCTGTAGATCAAACAGACACATTATATTCTACATCTAATATACAATACATTCATGCAAATGTTACAACAAGTGTTAGCAGTAGTTCTAATGTAATAACATTCCCTAGTCCTCCTGCAGGAGTAGACGCAAATAACTTAATTTATTTTAGTACTTATAATAATGATGTAGGTGCACCAATAGACTTACACTCAGAAGAAGCAACCTTATATCTTGCAGATGCTAATAGCACACTATCATATGTAAATGATTCAAATGTTGTTATACCATCAGGTTCTCTTCCTTTATTAGGAGCAACTGCTAATAGTGTTACATTATCAACTATTGTAAATAATCAAATAAAGATTACTGTAAATACAACAGGTATAGAGGAAGGTGATACTATACGCCTAGTTGCATCTAATGTGGAGTTTCATGATAGTACCTGGGAAGTATCTAATGTAAATTCTAGTAGTAATTATATTATTATAGAAAGTGACGATTGGATAGATCAATCAGATAACTTAGGAATTGTTGACAAAGATACAATCGGATTAACTGGGTTTAATTTACAAGATGTGAGTAATCTACATGCTAATTCATATACCGTAAGTAATGTTGGCTTAACAAGTTTTACAATTGAAGACGCAAACATTTCAGCAAATGTAGATTCGTCTAATTTAACTTTTTCATATTTTGGTAAAACACAAATTTCAACTACAACAGACCACAACATTAGTTCAGGTGAATTTGTTAAAGTAATAGGCGGTTCATATTCAGGCTACCATTATGCAGAAACTGTATCAGCAAATACTTTTGTTATAAATGTTCCATATAATGCAAATGCAACTGCAAATACTTCAATATCAAATGTTATTACACAAGGTATACAAATCACAACCACTGATGACCATGGCATTTCAGGAAAATATGTAGGTAAAAGAATTGCAGTACATATGGCTGAACCTAGGTATTATAACCAAGTATTTACTGTAAGCGATGTACCAAGTTCAAATACAATTATTATTACTCAAGGTTTTAGTTATGCAGATGTGGCTAACACACAATCAAATGGTGCTGTATTAACAACATTAGATCATAATAAAGTAAGAATGAATAATGCAGATATTGTAGTCGATAATATTAACAACGAAAGAGCAGTAGTTAGTAGTTTTAATAGAGCATTAGATCTACGTAGAGGATTTATAGACGACGAAAATGGTGAGTTCTCAATGAGTATTCCTATGTTTACTAGCATAGATAAATCATTTAAAAACAATGGTGTTGACCCGTTGATGACAGCAGGTGGCATGCCATATGTAACAGACTTAAAAAGTATTGCAGGTTTAACACAGGTAGGTGTTATGCCAATTGATCCTATGGTAGAACTACCTAGAGGATTTGCAAAAGATGGATTTATAACAGGGCAAAAAATTAACCCTGCTACAATAGGCGATGCAGATTACGATCTTAATCCTTCCAGAGTCCCATACAGTAAAATAAATTCTGGACCATTTACACCAAAAATTATAGGTAGCAGTTTATATGATCCAACCGGCAGTTTGCAATCAGTAAACTTTGGGCAGGCTGGTAATGGTGTAGAATTCCTAACAAGTGATAACGCAAAACCTCTTAGAGTACCTCTTTACAATATTGATAAAAATACAGTAACAAAACCTGCAGGATTAGGAACAGCACACATAGGCAAGCCAATCATCGATCCTAGTAAAGCAATAGTACAGGCTAAGAAAAAAACATGTGGACCAGAAGCATGTATAACTCAGCCAGTTCCTAAAAAGCCAATTAATGTTCCTACAACAAAATACGAAAGAACAAATTATGGCGGTACTGTAACTGCTAGTAACGTTTCTGGTGTTGGTAAAGGTGCTAGATGGTTCAGTTCACAATATTCAGGTTACTATGTAAACACAGGTAAATCATCAGGACAGGCATCAAGATCAGGCGGAACAAGTGGCAAATTTGGTATTCAACCTAGAGGATTATTTGGTGCAGTTGCTTGGTACGACAATGGAAGTAGATCTAGTGTAAGTGCTAGTTTAACATTTAGTGTAGCAGGAACATTCTATTTACATGCTTATCAGGCAGGTAAAGGAGACTTTGGCACATCATATGTTCAAATTAATGGTGTACAAACTAAGGGTAAGTATGTCGGTAAAGGAGGTACATACAACTCTACAGGTGCTGTATACGAATTTACAGCAGATGCTGGTCAAACAATTACAATAAGTGCTGTTGGAAAAGGTGGCGGAAATCATTGGGGATCAATTGCATTTCACATAAGTGCTAGAAAAGATACATTAACAATAGAAGGTCCTTATAGACAAGTTACAGTAGGTGGCGAGCCCACAACTTCAAATGCAACTACATCAAATAATTTACATGGTAAACCAGATTTAGAATTTTGTCAACAAACAACTAGATCAAGAGGTGTAAATGATGATTGGTTCTTTGCACCAGCAGGTAGCGGTCAAGTAGATTTGATTTTTGATAACTTCAGTGGTGCTGATGGTTATCAAATATTCCAAGGTACTAGTAGAGGACAAGAAAATACATTAGTATATTCATCACTACCAGATAAAATAGTAAAAGCAAGTTCAGGTGAAAAACAAGAATTGTTAGCACAGGCATCAAACTTGTATAAAACTGCAAATGGGCAAACTAATAAGTATAGTCCACAGCAAACAATTAAAGACTTTATAATTTCACCTAAAAACTCACAAGGTCTAGGTGTTAGATACGGTGGTAAACTATCATGGTATCATGATAGTAATAAAGGTGCATACATAAAAGTTCGTGTTTTAAAACAAAGTAGTGTTTATAGGTTCCTAATAAAATTACCAAAAGTAGCACCGCCAATAGACAACCCAAATCCTGGTACAGGATGTACACAGGTTACTGTATATCAACCGGGTGTAGCAACGCCAACAGGTGGAAACCAATCACCAATATACCAGCCAACTGGTAATCCTCAAACTACCAAGAAAGGTGGCGGTGGCGGCGGATACATGAGTGTCGGTGGTGCTGGAGGCGGAGGCCGTGGCGGCTCTGGTAGAAGCAGAGGCTCACAAACTCACAAGTATGCTTACCAGATGAACTTTGGTGGGTTCGGAACTCCGGCTATGGCAGGATATAGTTATGTTCCTA